CTCCAATTGATGTTACAGATAAACTTTGTTGTGTGCTTAATGTGCCAGAAGTAACCTCTAAAGGCTTAGTTAAGTAAGCTCCTAATTGTTGCCTTACTTCTTCTGCTGTCATTGTTAGTGCCATTAATGTTCCTCCTTTTCCTCTACATCATAGATTAGATTAATTCCGTATATATTAAACCCAGCTTCGCTTGACGAGTGCGAGAGTTTTAATTCTATAAACTTGCCTGATGCCTTGCTAGGTATAATAAGTCTTTGTACTTTAATATCATCAGTTCCTGACAAGGACACATTACTTGTTGTACCTTCTATGTTTGACCAATTTCCTGTACCTCCTACTCTGTATTGTGTTGTTAGGTATTCATTCTTGTTAGTTGGCTTAAAGACTATCTGTACCTCGTAAGCATGTTTAATATCATCTACATTCTCTGCTGCTCCAAACAGTTTAGGAGTTTGATACACACTCCCCTGAGCCGAACCATTCAAAGCATACCCTAAATCTACTTGCCATACCTCTTGCCCGTCTACATTGGTAGCATAGGTCTCGTAAACACCCCCAGCCTTGTTTCTTGTCCAATACTTAAATGGTCTGTCTATTAAAACATCCCACGAGTTAATTAGTATGTCGTATCGTAGTATCACATTTGAGTAATTAGTTCCGTTCAATGTAACATCTCCAATACACAAACAATACCTACCTCTAGGGTCAAGTCCTGCTGTTACCTCGTTAGCGTCTACAATGGCAGTAATCCAATCTTGTACTGGTCTGCTAATTAAAGTTGCCTCAGTACCACCTGCATACATATATACCCCACCCCTGTTATACCATAGCATTCTTGATTCACTTACTTGTATAGTTTGCTTGTTAGTTGTACCACCATTAGTATTTAAAACCGTTAGAGAATACTCGTCCCATGCTGCGACCTTGTCTTCTGTAAACACGAACAAAGCCCCACTATACTCTTTAAGACCTACTATTGCCTCTCCCATATCGTCAAAGTAGTTATTTGCCGGGAAATTGTCTTTACTTACATCACTAAATATCACTCTTGAAGGGTATGTGTTAGAACCTGTTTTAACATTTCCTAAGTATAATCTTCCTTTGTAAACTTCTAAATGTTTAGCATAGACGTTGGCAAGAGAAGACATGTTTGTTCCTGTTGTATACTTTACTTCTCCTTCAATACCCTGAGTAACATAGAGCCTTTCTACAAATGTTTCTGCTCCTGTACCTACTCCTGTTCCTGTATTAATAAAGGACACTCCCCACTCAACAGGACTTGTACCACTACCAAAGCCACTTCCAATAGATTCAAAGTTAGTACCTTTGTACTTGTACATGTCTGAACCATATACTTGATACAACTCATCATTTCCATTCTCTCTATTCCAAGCATATACCCCTCTATTAGAGCCACTACCTGTACCTGTGCCTATCTGAGCATAGCCAAGTGATTTTGCTAAAATACCAGGCTTACTTATGTCTACATTGTACAAAAAAGGAGACTCATTTACTCGCAAAAGCAAAGGAGAAGTAAACGATTGATGTCCACCACTAAAATCAAGATATTTCTGTACGACTCTTTTACTTCTAGCCATATTATTGATACTAAACTAAAGTCCTCTTAATATATAATTATACCATTACAAAGAACTTAGCCTTTATTGGTTCTAACAAACAAGACATCCCTATTATCTGCTATCTTTGCATAACTTAACCACCTCTCTTTATTGACCGTATCCATGTGATTACCTATAAACTCTAGGACTTCTTTAAAGTTGGCGTTGTATTTAAGAGCCTGCCATGCACTATCGCAAGCCTCTTCCCATTTTTCTAAACCTGCCAAACACTTTGCTCTCAGAAGCCACGCATCGTTTTTCTCTGGTAACCACTTGGCTAGTTTAAGATATATGTCTAACTCCTTAATAGCCTTTTCCCATTGCTCTCTGTAAAAATACTCCCTTGCTAAGTAATATCTCTCTCTTGTTAGTTTGGGGTCTGTTTTAAGAGACTTTTTAAGTATCCTTAAAGTCCTATCAGGGTCGTTTTTATGGGCTGGTGAGTATCCATATCGTATTCGTATATCAGTATCTTGCTGTGCCGTTTTGTTTAGGTAATTATGTATATCCCCCTTCCAAAATATGTCTGGGGAGTTTTTAAATAGTCTTGGAAACTTATGCTCGTTTCCCTTTCCGTCTGTAATAATAACATTAAGTAATTCCTTATCTGTCTTACTAAGAATATCTTTAATAGTATTCATAGGGGTTAAAAGTTCCTCGTCAGCATCTATGGTTAAGATCCACTCTCCCGTAGCTTTGGAATTAGAGAAGTTTCTAGCCTTGCAAAACGAATCTATCCAGGGAAAGTCATAAATCTTGTCTGTATACTTACTGGCGATCTCTTTAGTCTTGTCCGTACTTCCTGTGTCTGTGATAATTATCTCGTCTACCCCTTTAAGAGTGTCTAAGCACTTACTTAAAAGTTCTTCCTCATTTTTAACAATTAGAACTGCTGATAACATAGTTAATTATACCATCTCAACTTATTCTAAAGGGAGGTAGGGGATACTTAGCACCTATTACTGGAGTAGTGGACAGAAGCACATGGTTCTCTGCTCTAATATAGTTTGTGTATAGTGTTTTTCCAGAAACAGTTAATGCTCTCCACGCAGTTTGTGAGGTAGAATTGGGTGTGTATCCATACAAGTAACCCAATCGCCCTGATGGAACAGACCAGTCTACATTATGACTACCAAACCACCCTGTGCTATCGGGAAGTATTAGGGAGGTTAAACTACTACAACCATAAGCGTAGAAATACATAAAATTAACTCCTACACTTGTAATACCTGAAGTGTCTGGTACTGACAAACTTGTCAACTTACTACAACCATTAGCATAGGAACGCATAAAAGAAGTACCTACACTTGTAAGCCCTGAAGTGTCTGGTACTGACAAACTTGTCAACTTACTACAACCTTGAGCGTAGGAATACATAAAATAAGTACCTACGCTAGTTAATTCTGAAGTGTCTGGTACTGACAAACTTGTTAAACCACTACACTCAGCAGCATACTCAGCCATAAAACCATCTCCTACGCTAGTGAGTCCTGAAGTGTCTGGTACTGACAGACTTGTTAAATTACTACAATCATAAGCGTAGGAATACATAAAATAATCTCCTACGCTAGTTAATTCTGAAGTGTCTGGTACTGATAAACTAGTTAAATTAGTACAACCGTAAGCGTAGTAATTCATAAAATAATCTCCTACGCTAGTTAATCCTGAAGTGTCAGGCACTCCTAAGGAGGTTAGGTTGGTACAACTCATAGCGTAGCAACTCATAAAATCATCCCCTACACTTGTTAACCCTGAAGTGTCTGGTACTGACAAACTTGTTAAACCACTACAACCATAAGCATAGGAAGACATAAAATAAGTACCTACGCTAGTTAATTCTGAAGTGTCTGGTACTGACAAACTTGTTAAATTAGTGCAACTATCGGCGTAGCCATCCATAAAACTATTCCCTACGCTAGTTAATCCTGAAGTGTCTGGTACTGACAGACTTGTTAAACTACTACAACTAGAAGCGTAAGCAGTCATAAAACCGTCTCCTACACTAGTCAAGCCCGAAGTGTCTGGTACTGACAAACTTGTTAAACTACTACACCCATAAGCGTAATAATACATAAAATAATTTCCTACGCTAGTTAGTCCTGAAGTGTCCAGAACTGATAAACTTGTTAAATTACTACACTCACTAGCATAGAAAGCCATAAAAAAATCTCCTACTGTACTTATAGGGGTAGCAGTAGTGTCCCACGCAACGGTAACACTTGCTTTTATGTTAGGAAGTATAGCAGTATAATCAGAAGACATACCCGACAAGGGGGTTCTAAATTGGTAGGTGGTACTAGCATTTAGTGTACAGTCGGTAGTCAACCAAGACCCAGAAGTACCTTCTCTCCAAGTTGTTGATTTAACCATTGTCTTTACGACTTGGGAAGCATCACTTGCTACTGTAATTGTTGCTATTACTGCATCGTATGCTTGTGCCATTAGTGTCTAAGATAAACCCAAA